TCTCGGTCGCCAAGCCGGGGCTCCCGTTCGCGCCAACGTCCGGCACCGCCTACCTGCGCGCCAACCTAATGCCGTCACCCACCGATGCCATCACGGTGGACGGCCTGACCAACGAATACCGCGGCATTTTCCAGATCAGCGTCTATCACCCGGAAGGCGGTGGCATCCTTCAGCCCTTCGAGACCGCGGCCCTGCTGACAACGTATTTCGAGACCGGAACTAGCCTCCAGCACGAGGGCACGACCTTTACCATCCAGGCCCCGCCGCACATCGGCCCAGCGCTCGATGAGCCCGGTTGGATCATGATCCCGGTCTCAATCCGCTATCGCGCTTTCCTGACCCCCTAGTCCGCCGACCGGCGGCGACTCGCACCGCCCGAGGGAGGCGGCACACTAGGACTCCTGACACATGGCAACCATTACCCCGGCGACGGCGTCTTCGTCGTCTCCCGTGCTCTGCAATCCCGTTGCCTCGGCGCCCGCGGGTGACGAGATCACCGTCGCCGTGACGCAATCTCTTGTCGTCGTGTTCGACAATGGCCACTCGTCCCCGATTACCGTCACTCTCGGCGGGCAGGCATCCGCAATCACGGTCGGCGGCAAGGGCGCAGGCTCGTTCACACCGACCTCGAAGACGCTCTCGGTCGTCAACGCCACGACACGCGTGTTTTATATCCCGCAGACCGAAATCGCCGGCTTCCGCAACGGCAACGGCCGAGTCGAAGTCACTTACGGTTCGGGCAACGCTTCCCTGACGGTTCAGGCGATCGTCGTCTAACGCACGCCGCCTCATTCTATGCAAAGGGCTCGCGTTCAGCGGGCCTTTTTTGCGCGCCCCTTCCGACCCTTGGGCAAGGTTTTACCGCTGCGTCGTGAGACGCTTCTCTTAGGAGCCTCCTCTTGGCTTATGTGACCGTTCGCGGCACGACGTTCGGTATTTCAACGACCGTCCCCGCCTCCACTGTTGATACTGCGGGCGAGTTCGCCGCCCTGACCTACACCACAATCGGCGGCGTTCGCACGCTCGGCGAGTTCGGCGATGAGTCGCAGCTCGTCCGCTTCGAAGTCATTGGCGACGGCCGCACGCGCCAGCTCGCGGGCTCGAAAGACGCTGGCGTCATTGAATGCCTGTGCGCATTCGACGACACCGACGCCGGACAGCTTGCGATGATCGCAGCCTTCGATGCGGGTAACGAGTATGCGTTTAGGGTCGTCCCCGACAACGGGGTGGTATCGGACTCGATTTTCTACTTTATCGGCCCTGTGACCGCGAAGCGTGTCGTGGCCGGCGAGAACAACTCGGTTCTGTCGATCCGCTTCAACGTTGCGGTCAATAGCGCCGTCGTTCACGTCGCTCAGACCTGATAAGTCAGGGGGCATGGTGGCTCGCCGTGTCCCCACCTCCCCCATAGGTGACTCTTGGACCTCTCCCAACTTTCGACCGCCGCCGCTTACGATGACGGCTTCGTGATGCAAGTCATTCACCCGGCGCTCGGCCCAATTGAGGGCATGACGATCACGCTCGCGGGGCAGGACTCCAAACGCTACCTCGAGGCCCAACGCGCCATTGCCGACAAACGCCTCGCGCGCCAGGGCAAGCCGCTTACCGCCAAAGACCTTGAGTCCGAGGACGTCGCGGGCCTTGCCGCCGTGACGATCGCTTGGACGGGCTTCGAGCGCGGTGGCCATCCGGTCGACTGCACCGAGACCGAGGCGAAGCGGGTTTACGTCGATCACGGCTTTGCGTGGCTTCGCCGCCAAGTGAACGAGGCCGTTCACTCGCGCGCAAATTTCTTGAAGACCTCGCCCGACGCCTCGTAGCGCTCGTGGCCGATGGGGAGGGCTCGCCGCCTCCCGAGGTCGCTTATCTGCTCGACTGGTTCACGGAACTGTCGGGCCGGCGCACCCATGGCGGCATGGCGGCCAATCCGATCACGTTTCCCGACATCGAGGCCTGGGCGCGGCTCACCGGGCAGCGTCCGCGCCCGTGGGAGGTGCGGGTTCTGACGCGCCTTGATGATGCACTGCAACAACGCGCAGCCAAGAGTGCGGGCGAGCGCGACAAGGCCGGCGACGGACCGGAGGCCGTCAAGGCCCTGATGATGTCCTTACCCGGCCAGAAGAAAAAGAAACCTCGTGGCGGTGGCGAGCCCAAGGCCGGGCCTGCGCAGGCTCCGTCACCACAATCACGGTTGCGGTCGGCACCGCAAGGAGCGGCGACGGCTCCGGCTGAATAGGCGGAGCCCAGACGCGCACTTCGGGCGTCTGGGGCGCGCTTGTCGTGGGCTTGGCGGGATCCTCGGCCAACGCGCCCAATCCGAAAATCCCAAGCGCGGCGGCGAGCGCCAGTTTGTCACCCATCGCATGTTTCTCCAGACGTTCAACGTAGCTTGACAGAAAGTTTCCGACAATGGCGGACCTTGCTAAATTAGTCGTCGAAGTCGACGCGAAGCAGGTCGCAGCCGCGCAACAAATCCTCGACAAGTTTAACAAGACGGCGAACGAGACAGACCGTTCCGCGCAGAACATCTCCCGCGCGTCTCAGACGATGTCGAGAAGCGTCTCGCAGGTGACCAATAGTTTCGGGCTCGCAGGCTATCAGGTCCGTAATCTCAGCGCGCAGTTCACCGACCTCGCGGTGCAGATCGGTTCCGGGCAAGGCCTCTTTCGACCGCTCTTGCAGCAAGGACCGCAGGTTGTCGACGCGCTCGGCGGCATGTCCAAAGCAAGCGGTGTTCTCGGTCAGGTCATAGCGCGCTTAGGCCCGATTGGCATTACGGCGTTCGGCGCGATCGGCACTGCGGCGGCGACGGCCTTTGCCTCGATTTCGTCCGACAACACGCGGCGCGAGCTTGAAAAGCTCGAAGCAACCTTTAAGGCGCTCCAAAACCCGTTCGGCAACGGTGGTATGGCCGAGGCTCAAACGCAGTTGCGCAACGTGATGGACGTTGCGCAGCGCACCGGCACGTCGCTAGAGACGGTTGCGGCTGCGCAAAAAAACTTCATGGCCGCATCGTTGCGCGGCGGCTCGCTCGGCAACAACAGCTTCCGAGCGCCGGACCTGAGCGCGGTGGAAACAGCGCTCAGGGGCATTCAGGCGAGCGGCGGCGACGCTGACAAGATCTTAAGCAAGTTCTTCAATGATGTGCGCGCGGGCAACCTGTCGCTCGGCACCTTTAACGGAATGCTGGACGAAGCCCCGCAGTTTGCCAACGCTTTTGCACGCGGGCTCGGCGGCACTCAAAAAGTTCTGTCGGACCTCCGCAATGACGTGAAGATTTCCGGCAAGGATATGGTTAGCGCCTTGACGGCGGCGAAGCCGGAACTTGACGCGCTTGCGGCGAAATACATTCCCAGCGTCGGCGAGGCGTTTGGTCAGCTCGGCAACAAGGCTGACATCGCGTTCAAGCGCCTTCAAACGGGTTTCGGCGGCGAAGGTCGCGGGGCGGCCGACACGATGGCACGCGCTATTCTCAAGATCGGCGACGCTTTCGCCTATGTCGGCTCACAGGCCGAGGCCATTGGTGGTCCGGTGAACGAATTCCTGATCACGGTTGGCAAGATCGGCGACGGCATTGGAGTTCTGATCGCCAAGGCGGACTTTCTTAAGAACTTCACGTCACCCATGGCGATGTTCAGCGCCACGCTGCGCGACATCGAAATTTTGACGACCAAGTTCAACGAACTTCGCGCGAAGACCGGCAGTTTTCTCGACATTTCCGACCCGCCGAAGTTTCTGCAAAACACCATCCGGGAAATCGAGAAGATCCTTGGCCTGATCGATCGGGTGATCCAAAGAGCCGGCACGGTCGGATCGAAGGTCGACCAGATGAACGCCGCCAACGCGTTGGCGGCCGAGCAACGCCGCTTGGGAGGCGGCGGCACAGGCGGCACGCCTGGGATCTTTGAGCCCAACCCGACGACGCCGCTTGTGCCCGACCCTGGCACTCGCGGCGAGTTGTCGGGAATTATTCTGCCCGAGCTACAGCGCCAGACATCGCTCCAGGAAAGTTTCTCCGACGCGGTCAACAGCACCACCGAGGCCGCGACCGGCACAGCCGAAGAAGTCAAAACCGGCTTCACGGGCATGCGGTCCGAGGCGACGAAGATCGGCGACCAAACCGTCACGGTCCATCGCACGGTCGCGAGCAACGTCGCGGCCGGAGCCGCATCGACCCGCCAAGGGCTCTCGGCCGTTGAGGCTGCCATTCGCGCCATGGGTAGCCGCGGCAGTGGCGGCACGACCTACGCGGCCACGAGCTACGTTGGCAGTCAGGGCGATGGCACGCTTGAAGACGCCGAGCGCATCAAGCGCATTGACGAAAACCCGTGGGTTGCCTCGTGGAGCGACGGCAAGACCGGCTCCGCCCAGGCGGGGCGCACGTCAGACCAGACTTTCGTTTCGCTCGCGCCTGAGCGCCTGCGCCGGTCAGGCTCGGGTTTGACCGCGAGCCAACTGGAGCGGAATTTCGGAATTGCGTCCGCCGCTAACACCAACATGCCGACCGCAGGCTCGACCATGGCCGGCTCGATCACCGATCCGATCTCAGGGCTCATTCAGACGCTCCGCGATCAGCAGAC